ATGCTGCTGGTGATAAACCTGCTGTAATGTGGTTGTACTAGTTTAAACTTAATTAAAGGATAATAACATGGCATTTCCAGCAATCGTAGCATTTATAGCAAGGGCGGGAATTCCTGCTGCAATTAAGAAGTATGGAACTAAAGCTGTTAGAGAAGCTCAAAAACACGCTAAAGATATGACAAGCAAACCTACAGCAGGACAGAAAAAAATCAACCCTGTCACTAAGAGTCAACGAGCTAACAGAGAAACTGCTCGCAGAACAGCCGGTGCTGGTGCTGCTGCCGCAGGTGGTGCTTATGTCAAAGGAAAAGCAGAAGGACGTAAGGCTGCTTCTAAAGCGTCTGGTACAGATTCTCGCTCTAATTCTTCAGACTTTCCCACGTACACTAAAAAATCAAAGTCTGGCGCAGACTTTAGAAAAGCGTTTGCAGCAGCAGAAGCAAAAGGACAAAAAACTTTTTCTTTTGAAGGTAGACGCTACAGCACTGATAAAAAGTAAAAGTGACTGACTTAAAAGTAGAGCTTCTACCGTGGCAGCAAGAGGTCTATAACGACCCTACACGCTTTAAAGTGATAGCTGCTGGTAGACGTACAGGCAAGAGTAGACTGGCTGCATGGGCGCTTATCCTTAACTGCTTATCAGGCAAGAAAGGTCAGGTATTCTACGTTGCTCCTACGCAAGGACAGGCTAGAGATATTATGTGGCAGATGCTTTTAGAGCTAGGTCACAGTGTTATTTCCTCTAGTCACGTTAACAACCTACAGATTAAGTTTGTCAACGGTGCGCTGTTAACCCTAAAAGGCGCTGACAGACCTGAGACTATGCGTGGTGTTAGCCTCAAGTTCTTGGTTATGGACGAATACGCTGACATGAAGCCAGAGGTGTGGGAACAGATCCTACGTCCTGCGTTAGCGGATCAGAAGGGTTCTGCTATGTTCATTGGTACGCCAATGGGACGTAACCACTTCTATGAGCTGTACACGTATGCTAAAATATCTGAAGATTCTACGTTTGCTGGTTACCACTTTACAAGCTACGACAACCCGCTGCTTGACCCAAATGAGATTAAAGCAGCAGAGAAGTCTATGTCTACGTTTTCTTTTAGACAGGAGTTCATGGCGTCCTTTGAAGCTCAAGGCAGTGAGTTATTTAAAGAAGACTATATTAAATTCGATGAGGAAGAACCGCAAGTTGGCGCTTATTATATTGCTGTCGATTTGGCAGGATTTGCAGATGTACAGAAAGTCACTACTAAAACCAAAAGACTTGACCAAACGGCAATTAGCGTGGTTAAGGCGAGCGAGAACGGTTGGTGGGTCGCTAATATCATCCATGGCAGATGGGGCGTCGAAGAAACTGCCAGAAAAATCTTCGAAGCCGTCAGAGACTACAGACCACTCGCAGTAGGTATTGAGAAAGGGGCTTTGAAGAATGCTGTCCATCCTTACCTCAACGATTTAATGAAAAAGAATCAGAACTTCTTTCGCATAGAAGAACTTACACACGGTAATAAGAAGAAAATAGACCGTATTGTATGGGCGCTGCAAGGGCGTTTTGAACACGGAACAATAACACTCAACAAGGGTAGTTGGAATAGTCAGTTCTTAGACGAGCTTTTCCAGTTTCCTAACGTACTAGTACATGATGACTTGATAGATTCTTTGGCGTATATAGATCAGCTAGCTAAAATAGCCTACGCCGTGGACTACGAGGAAGATGACTACCAATTCTTAGATAAATACGCAGGGTATTAATTATGGATTTTGAAAACAGCGATCACTTCTCAATTGAGGAATCCGTAGAAGGATGGGTAATGGAGAAATGTCAGGAGTGGCGCGACCACTTTGACTCTAACTACTCCGAAACCTTTGATGAATATTACCGTTTATGGAGAGGTCAGTGGGCTTCTGGTGACAGTACACGAGAGTCTGAACGATCTAAGATTGTTTCTCCAGCGTTGCAACAAGCTGTTGAGTCTTCCGTAGCAGAGCTAGAAGAAGCTACTTTTGGTCGTGGTAAGTGGTTTGACATTAAAGATGACATGAGAGACGCAGAAAGCGCAGACGTTGCTCTACTTCGTGAGGGGTTGTACGCTGACTTTAAACGAAACAAGATTCGTAAAGGTGTTGCTGAGTGTATTTTGAATGCTGCTATCTTTGGTACTGGTATTGCTGAAGTAGTGCTTTCTGAGGAGAAAGAACAATCTCCTGCGTCACAGCCTATTATGGGTGGTGAACTAACCGCAGTAGGTGTTAATGTCCGTGACAGGACTTGCATCAAGCTAAAGCCAGTTATGCCTCAGAACTTCCTAATTGATCCTGTTGCTACTTCTGTTGAAGAAGCGTTGGGTTGTGCTGTTGACGACTTTGTTTCACGACACGTTGTAGAACAACTTCAAGAGAGAGGTGTTTATCGTGATGTAGACATTGCAGAAGCTACTCCTGATTTAGACATTGAACCAGATCAAGAGCTAACTGTCTTTGCTGAAAACAAAGTTCGCTTAACTAAATACTTTGGCCTTGTTCCTCGTCACTTGCTCGATGAAGCAATGAAAGAAAGTGAAGATGAAGAGATTGTTGAGCTTGAAGGCGAAGAAGAAGAAGACGACAGCTATTATGTAGAAGCTATTATTGTCATTGCCAATAACGGCACTCTTCTAAAAGCTCAGAAGAATCCGTACATGATGCAAGACCGTCCTATCGTCTGTTTCCC